ACCGCAGCTGTAGGCGTTGCCGCCGGTCTTGGAACTCCGCTGCTGCTTAAGGCTGTGAAACCGGCTGTGAAGCAGGCTGCGAAAAAGATTCAAAAGTTGTTGGGTCGAAAGGCTCCACTTTTAAGCGTGTTCCAGCGGAGGCAGGCGCAACGGGCGGCGCGGAAATAGCGTGTCTATGTGGCAAGACTTGCCCAGGCTTTGGCTTGATCATCACGTCAGCGCAGACAGCAAAGTAAGGCGACTTGGGATGAAACTCGATGCCTTTCAGCTTGAGTTCGCCGCAGTTCTTGAGCCTGGCGATTTCATACTCAAGCCGCTTTGTTTCTACGACTTGCCGATGCAGACGGATGTTGGCATCAACCATCGCTTTGCAGCGTTCCTGAAGGCCACCATCTAGAGGAATTGTTGCCTGGATCGACAAACCACCTGACCAGTTGTGAGTGTCTTTTTGACCTGTCCTTGTGGGCATTGTGTAGAGGACTCGTCCAGGATTGTCGAGTACCCCATCCTCATCAAGATCAGAAAGGTCATATACGGGATCAGGAAAGTAATCCACATACGGAAGTTGCCAGCTTTTTGATCTGTTGACATAGGGCGTGACGGTAAGGGTTGGGCCTTGGCACTGAATGCCGTTGCCATAGGTGTTTTGGAACGCTGCGCTGGGCGCAATCATTACCGCTTGATTGGTGACGCTGCCAGAGCTGGTTGCAGTTGGAGCGGCAGTGGCAGAGACGCCACCGATTGTTTCAGCGTTAGCTGGTGACGCTAGGACTACTGCGAGAAGGTAGAAATAGTGTCTGTAATTTGCTCGATTTCGGTGACGCGCTGGATGGTGGTCACATTGCTGAGTCCTGGCCCTGAATAGGTCTCCACCAGCTGGAACGCACCACCGGGATTGGTGATCTTCCAGCTTGGCTTGTTGTTGACGTCTAGGGCTGACCATCCATTTACTGTTGTTGTGCCTGGCGTAAGGCTTGCTCCACCGACGGGTTCAATGTTGGTGCCACTGACAGAGTATTGCCAGCCTGTGCCGTATGACTCGCTGACAATTGTTTCAGTGACCTTACTGCTTGTTTCTGTGTGGCTGGTCATCGAACCAGTTGAAAAATTGGGCACTACTGGAACGGATTGTGCTGGCTGGGCAAAAGCAAACGCTTCGCCTATTAGTCCGCACAACAGCAAAAGCAGAACACGCATCAGTCGATGGTGAGTTCAGTTACGAACTGGCCGATCGCAAGGGTGTTTGCTCCACCGGCTGTGACCGTAAGTGCGCCTGCTGGTGACACTGTGCCCGCCAAGTCGCCAGCCGTTCCTGAGGCTGTGGACTGCAGGCTAGAAAAGTTAGGGACAGTGCCTGAAGTGATGGCTGATGTTGGAACGGCGTCACCTTGCGTGTATGACTGACTGAAACTAAAAGCGTTACCAGGTGTGTCCTGGGTCACAGAGATTGTGCCTGGAGCGTAAACACCGGATGTGATTGTGCCTGCTGAGATGGTATTTGCTGTGGTGCCATCTGTGGAATCAACCCCTGAACCACTGATAGAGAACGAACTGCCAATGCGTTCTGCGGTTGTCATCGCACCACCAACCTGGAGCGAGACACTGCTTTGGATCTTGTGATTTAGATCAGCATGTGCTGCTGGGCCAAAAGCCAGCAACGTAACCAAAGGCAGGAAGTGCTTCATTTTGGTGACTCCGTTTGTTCAACTTTAGTCTCTTCTTTTTTCTTTTTTAGCTTGCCAAGAGCAGGCGTGTAAGTTGCTGCAGTTCCGGTCAACAAGGATGCTGGAAAGGTTGGGTCAACAGACTGCGAAAAGATCCCCAGATAATTAGCTGTCAGGATTCCCATGGACCACAGCAAGATCGTGACGCGGACTGCATCACCTAGCCAAGAGTGATTTGGCTCCTCTTGCTCTTGCGGTTGCACTTCTTTGGTTTCTGCCATGATGTAATCAGTGCTGAGGTCGGGGCATGGTCGAAATCTACGCGGCGGCACTCGGCTCTGCTGTAACCGTAGCCGGGCTTGCGATATCTGGACTTAGAACGCAAAGCCAGCAGGGCAGAGATTCGCTGGTGCGCTTGACCGTTGCCGTAGATAACCTCAGCCGTCAGCTAGACGTGTTGCACACAGATATGAAAAGCGTTGACCAAGAGATCTTCGCCAGGCTTGGGGCGCTTGAGCAGGCGATGGCGAAAGTTGAGGGCCACGCGAACAGAAACTAGACTTTCAATAGTTGGAGAACTCAAATGTTCTTGATCCTGAAGCCAATCCTTTTTCGGTTTTTGCGGTCTGAGAGTTTGAAACGGTTGGTCATAGACACCCTCTGGGCATACAGCAAGCGTTCGGACAACAAAATCGACGATGCACTTTGTCGCCTCCTAGAGCAAAACCTGCTGCCACCGGTCACTGATAAGTGATCCGCAAGCGCGTCGTCTTTGCAATCTTCATTGGGGTGCTAACGGTGCTTTCTGGTGTAATGCTGACCAGTGCTGGCTTGATCTATTACGCAGGTTTTCTTGATGGCGGCAGAGGTTGTGACGCGGCAGCATTGAGCCAATGAGTCCTCGCCTAGGGAACCTAATGAGCCTCGCGTTGCTCCCCTTTTTCTCGTTCTTCAGATCGGACAGCCCGCATCAACTTGCTGCAATTAAGGAACTGGAAGATGCGATGCCTGAAGAATTGTTGGCTGAGGATGCGGCTTGGTTTGAGTCGTGGAAAGCTAGCGGCATTGCTCAAAAGGCGGTTGTCCCTTATGTTCACCAGCTGGATTTTGACTACAAGGGTCACAGGCGATGTCTAGACGCATCCGCAGCAATGCTGGCCATTATGTACGGCAAGGTGGTCAACAACGCCGAAGAGTATGGGGAGGTGCGGAAGAGATTTGGCGACACGACCGACGTGTTAGCCCAAGTGAGGACACTGAGAGAACTTGGGCTCAACGCCGAGTTCAGGAATGACGCAGATGGCGCATTAGTCGAAGCAGAGATTGCCAGCGGTCGCCCTGTTCTTGTCGGTTGGCTGCACAAGGGCAACATGCTTCGCGGTGAACCGCCTATGTGTGACTCGCGGTCTTGCGGACATTGGAGCGTGATCGTTGGCTTCGAAGGCACCGAATCAACCGGAGATGCACAGTGGGTTATGCATGACCCGATGGGCGCTCCAGACATTGAGCGTGGTGGACACCCACACCGCTACGGCGGCAAGAACGTCAGGGTTCCGCGCAGCACCTTTAATCAACGTTGGATGGTTGAGGGTCCAGGCAGTGGCTGGGTGATCCTTGTGGACGACGAATAATTGGGGCGCTGCACATGGTTCTCGCGCCATGAGCTAATTAGCAGGCCGGGCGCCCCTGGCAAGCCTGACTGACCCGCCTCATGAAAGGTGGGAGATCCAACGGTACACAGAATCTGATCCAATGCCAGTTTCAAAAGAGTTCAAAAGGGCAAACGCTTTGATCGTGCGTTATCGCCACCCGCGTGAAGGCCCTCCGTCCTATCTGGTGTGGGAGCCAGAAAAAAGCTACATCTGTTTGACACGGGAAGAGCTGCTTAAGGCAGTCCGATGGCCCAAATTCACAAGCACTGGAGCGGCCTTGCGGCAATGGATCGAAGAGGTTGAGGAGCAGATTCCACCGGAGCCGCACACAACCCAGCTCAAAAAGATTGAGGGCGGGCTGGAGGATTGAACCTCTATTGGCTGTGGTCGTATCTCGTCGCGTTTTACAGCACGGTGGTTGTTGGTTGTGCGCAACCTGTTAACTGGGGCAACTGCTGGCCACCGGACTGGCTAATGCACAGCGTGCATGATTATATGCGTGTAAGAGTTCCTTACTCCGAGGAGCGCAAAGTTCTTGAATCCCTGGAGCAGATCGATGACCTGGGCCGATTGGATGGTGGTAAAGCAGAATTTGACACAGGAGTTGGCCCTGGAACGTCAAATCCGAAGCATTAGCAACGAGGAAGATCTGCACACGCTCCAGCAACTTTGCAGTTCGCTGACCAGACAAAATTGGAATTACGCTCAGCTGCTTAAACAAGCAGTGGGAAGGGTTGCAGAACTGGACGCAAAAATAGCTTGCGGCGAATCAACTCATTCGTAGGCACTAGCCACAACATCAGCATCAATTGAAAACAACCGCTTGAGTTCAAACTTGGCGGCGTCTGCTCTTTCTTTGCTGCCATAGCTGCAGGCGTCTTCACGCTTAGCTGTGACAAACAAACGATGGGACGGTCTTAGGTAAAACGCGGCCAGATAAACAGGCGCGGGGTCGCAGGTTTTAAGAATGTAGCGCATTGCTCTGCTCAAACTTTTCGCGGCGTTTTTGCTTGGCGGCCTCTTTAGCCTGTGCGTCTTTCTCTGTTGCGTCTACATATAGCTGCTCATAATCTTCAGCAAGCCGCTCGTAGATCGTAGTGCGCATCCAGCTTGTGGCTTTAACCCCCTTGGCCTTTGCCAGGAACTTGACAAGCTCCGCCTTGTGGGGATCAAGCAAAAGCTGAAAGTACGTTTTGTTCCCGTGAGGGATAGCCATGGAGTGCGTGTGTGCTACAAGTACCCTACCACGTAGCGGGAGAATCGACCGTCTTTTTCCAAGAGTTCGCTTGAGCCCGCCGCGCTTGAGTGCGCTGGTCCGTACAACCTGCGCGGATTTTGCGGGCACCTTCCAAGAACATTGCGGCCCGCTGAAGATCACCTGTTGTTGCATTTTGGATCGCGCCATTTAGACGCTCCATCACAATTTGCCTTCCGGTACGCGGCATCCATCGCCTCGTGGAGGTTTCGGTGACAGGTTACCGAGCCCATGCAAGAGCAGAACCAACCTCTGTCGGTGTTGTAAACGCTGACCATTAATGCGTCTCCATCCAGGTTTTGCCGATAGAGACCTCAGCCAGAGCGGGGATGTCCTCAAGCCAGATGGCTTCCGCCTCTTCCATCACTTGTTTTAGTACGGCAGCCCACTCTTCAGCTGCGTCCTCGCGAACCAACAGCAAAATTTCATCATGGACAGCGGCGGCGATCCGCACGGTTTCTTCGCCCGCCTCTTTGACCTTGGGCCATAGCGCCCCCAAAGCTCGTTTCAAGATGGCGGCACCTGCCCCCTGGATTGGCGTATTACATCTGACCGTGGCACGGTTCATGTCGCCCTTAAGCACTCGCCGCATGTTTGTTTTTGGGATACGAACACAGGCCCAGGGGTCTTCCCTTTCCCGGTAGCAGTCGGAGGCCATTGCCCTTTGCCACGCGGCAACTCCTGAAAACGTCTCAAGCCAGCCGTTGCGGATTTCTTCCGCCCTTTCTTTTGTCATAGTCACGCCCATGCCTCCGGCATAGTTGCGAAGCCCAACAGCCCCCGCGCCATACAACAAGCCAAAGTTTGCAGATTTGGCCGTCTGCCTATCGCAGCCAATGGCCTCAGCCGTGACGGTGTGCGGATCTTCGCCGTCCTTGAATGCCTGGATCATGCGGGCATCTTTTGCCACTGCTGCAGCAAGCCGAAGCTCCATCTGCCCAAAGTCGGCATCCACTAAGGCATAACCTTCTGGGGCTTCAACACACCCCCGAAACTGTGGATCGCGGGGGATTTGCTGATTGTTTGGTTTGATACAGGACATGCGCCCTGACTCTGCGCCGAGCTGCAAATAGCTGGCCCGCACAAACCCTTTAGCGTCCATCTTTTCCTGGATCGACTCGATCATCTGGCGGCGTTTTTCACACTTTTTCCACTGCAGATAAATCTGAATCACCTCATGGTCGGCGGCGTAAGACCTAAGCGCCTGCCTCGATGCGCTGGGCTTACCGTTGGCGTCTTTTGGCTTTTCTGGGAGAATCTCGCCCAGTTTGTCCACAAGCTGTTTAGGGCTGTTGATATTGAATCCGGCGTATTGTTTAGTGCCATCACGGACTTTGCCCTCGTCCTTGGCGCGCAGATTAAAACTGCCGTCCTCGTTCCTAGGCAATTTTTTATCTTCCGGCAGTGCGGCGTCTAGCTGCAGGATGAAATCGTTGGCTAGGTTTTCAATGTCGTGTTCATAGTCCAGTTTGCGCTGCTGTAAATTTTCGGCGTTCCAATGCAGCCCAGTGCGCCACATTTGAGCCATCGCGGGCAGAGCAGCGCACTCAAGCCCATAGGCGACATTCAGTTTATTGATGCGGATTTTGCTGATTAGTTTTTCGTCTAAATCCATCAACGCAAAGACATCATTAGCGGCGTACTCCAACTGTTCGTCTGTAAGGTCCCCACTCCAGTCCGACTTCTGCATTTCTTTGGGCAGCTCCCTTTTCAGGTAACGCTTCACAAGCTTGTCCAAGCTGTGGCGCACGTTAGGTATGCCGTTTTCAATTAAACGACTCGCCAACATTGTGCATCTGACGAAGCCTGCGGGGTATATGTCGTGCGCCTGGAGCCAGCCAAGATCAAAGACAGCATTATGAGCAAGCCAGTCTCTCTCAGTGCCTGAGAAAAAATGGCGCAAATTTTGCCAGTCTTCCCGGTCTAGTTGCCGACAGTCGATTAAAACGACCGTGTCGTTGGCTTTAGTGCCTAACTGAACGAGCCGCATTCTCGCTTTTTCGGGCTGGAGCTGCAGCGTCTCAGTGTCAAAGCAAACTGTCCCCGACAAATCAAGTTTGTCGAGGTGCTCGATCCCTTTGTAGACATTCACCGTACGGACTCCGGGTAAGGCAAATCAAACTGAAGCCAGAAAAGCTCATGGATCAGCTCCCCTGTTTCGGGGTGGGGCGCGTACCAGCCGCCCTCCTCTCTGACCCAGCCGGCTTCCTCACGTTTCTGGCGGTGGCTCTTGTCGGCGTAGGTCATGGCTGCAGCTCTGCAAGAGCGACAGACACCACGGTCTCAATGTGGCGTTTGTCGATGCAGTTGCCGATCCGCTTACGCACAACCTCAATGACATTGTAGTAGTCCACCGGGGTCAGGCTCCCGAGTGGTGCGCGTCGGCGGTTACTAAGGCACTCGCGCATAAGCTCAGCGCGAGAGGTGCCCAGTCGCTTTGCTTCAGCGTCGAACCAGGCCAGCTGGCTCTCTTCAACACGTAGTTCAATCTTTTTCATCAGAGGTCTTCTCGGTAGAAATTGCTGCCTGGACCGTAGTTTGTGAGAATGTCGGGCCAGGTGCTAAGCAGTTTGTTGCGGTTGTAAGGATCTGCAGCAAGTGCAGCCTCTGCCAGTTTTTTGATGAACCCTCCGCCGTAGTGGTGGGCCGTTCTGATGCTGGCGACGATCTGTTTTTCAGTCACGGGCGGGTTGAACAGTAGGGAAAATGTAGCACATTAACTCCGCCAGGGCAGCTTATCGCCAAAAGGGTTTGCGTCATCGTCGAAATCGTCCCCATCCCTATGTATAGGTTTTTCCGCGTCAAAAGCCGGAGGCGTTGCGGGGGAAGGGTTCTTAACGACAATCGGGTTTGTCAAAAGCTCAGGGTTTGTCAAAAGGTCCGACGGCCCAGGCTTTTGACAATCGGGGACTTTTGACAAAAGGGGTTTGTCGTTTAGATCGGTTCCAGGGGAAGGGGTCTGGCTTTTAACACTCTTTAAAACAGACGCCCCCTGTGCGCGAGAGCTAAATTTGGGTAAAACATCTGTACCAACGGCCTGCCAGTAGTTGGGTTTTCGGCCCTTAAACTTGAGACCTGCGGGGGGATCACACCGCTGGATCAGTTTTTGAGCTTCCAGTCTGCTGAGGGCGTATTTGATGGCCCTCACGCGATTCTTTCCTTCCCCGCCGAGCGTCTCGTGTGCTTTTAGATCTGCCGCTGACCAAGCTTTGCGGTTAGCCCGCATCTCTTTGAGAATCTGGAGCTTGTAGCCATCACAAGTAGATGCGGCCCGTTCTTCGGGCTCAGGCACGTGCCCTACGACATAGGTGAAGTCTTTTAGGAGGGTGAAGACCTGGCGCACCCCTTCGCGGTTGTCTCGCGACTTCTCAACCGTCACTAGGCGGCTGTTAAAGCTCAGCCCCAGCTCAAGGGTTTGTTTGCTGTCGAGTTTGACCATGTTCCAGGTTTCATCGACCGCAGCTCTAATCGCGCTGGTGCCACGAAAACCGCCGTTCCGGTTGTTGTGGTGGATCACGATGATGGTGCAAGCCGGGAAGTCCTTGCCGTTTCTGCGGGCCAAGCGTTTGAGCGGGTGGGCGTATTCCCTGCGGTTCTCCTCGTAGGGGTTGGAGTCGTTGCAGCCATCGAGGCTGTCAATCACCACCAGTGCGTAATGCTCTTCGTGTTGGATCTGGCAGAACCGCCGATACCACTGCATATCCCACTCAGCCACGACATCGACGTTGGTGGTCATGTCCTTTTCTTCAAACTGATTTCTCAGCACCATTTCGCTCTGGTCACCGTTAAGCCAGAGGCATTTGGCTTTAGGTACAGGAACATTGTTCCCGTACACGTTGAACGGGATTCCTTGGCTGACGTGTTTGCAAATTGTCTGGCACAGAGCCGACTTACCCGTGCCACCGTCAGCGTGGATCAGCAGCAGCCATGGCTTGGGGAGCAGCCCCGGAATCAGGTACTCAAACGGAGTGTTGTCCAGCTCCTTAACAGCGGCAGGTTTAATGCCTCGGTTCCTTAAATAGGTGATGTGCGTATCAAGCAACCGATCAATCGCCGCAGCACCCTCACGACGGCCAGCCTCTTGAGCCAGGATGGTTTTGGCCTGGTCCGCGAAGGCTGGGTTGTCGTAAGTCTCCTCAATTTCAAGGCCGCGAGCAATCAGTTCCTCCGGCCCCAAGAGTTCGAGCTTGTACTTCGCCGGCAGCGCCTGGATCTCTTCCACCAGCTGTGCAAGACCGTCCCTTTGAAATCGTGAGCGGTCTTTGTCAACTAAATCCGCCTCGTGCATCAAGCTGCCGAAACCAAGTCCGTTGCCTTTAAACCCAATTTCCCAGCGATCTCTGCAGGGGTTCTTACCGTTCTCCCAATCCCGGTGGTACTCGTTATCGCGGCGGCTCCATTCTTCCCACAATTTCAGGCCATCTTGATTCGGCAGCTCGCTGTGGAGCATCGCGCCGATCTCCCACCAAAACTGTTCACTGAACGCGCCCCGAGGCTCAATGACGTTCAGGCAACACTGTGCGATGGCAATCTTTTCTTCCCTGGATCTTTTGGCCCAGCGTGTGTCGCGTTTGGTGCGTGTGCTGTCTTTCTGATTGCGCTTGATGTACTCCTCACGCATCCGCTCCAGTAACCACTCCGGCGCCTCTGGAATGTTGTGGGGGTCACCCTTGAATGTGTATTCACCCTCGTACTGGCCATTTTTCCCTGGGTAGGCACCGAAGATGACTCCCTGGCGCCCCCACAAGACCTCCCAACCCTCATGATGTGCTGCGGCGTGGCTGATGTCAGCAACTCGCAGGCGGTCAGCCTCTGGGACGCTGAAGAGGTACTTGCAGGCGTGGGGCCGTGGAGACTTGATGCTTGGGGCTTTGTCTAGATCAGCGCCCCATTTCTCCTGGATCGCCCCGAGGTTGTCATCAACGTCAAAAATGACGAGGCCATCAGAGCGGTGGCCGCTGTAAACGCCGACAGCTTTGAACGTGTCCGGGTGTTCCTGGACATGTAAGGCCGTGGTTTTTGGGGCCAGATTGACGTGACAAGCTTGGCCTAAGGGCGATTTTCCGCACGCTGTCTTTTTGTTAGGCAATGTCTGCCCTTTTGCATAGATGGGCGCAGTCGCCCAGTTCTCAGGCAATCTGAGGATGAAATCAACCAGATTCATCTGCTACAATCCTTTTGTCAAGTAAATGAAAACAACACCCCAACGGCTCCGTCAGCCTTGGGGTTTTTTCATCCTACTCGACTTGTCAAACGCTGCAGTCGTGCTACATTTGCAGAGCACCGGGCAACGCGCCCACAGCAACCACAACAATGCCATTCATCTCAGACAAGAACAAAGCAGCCGCCGCCGGTGGCACTGGCAGCTATCTCAACCCCTCCAAAATCCCATCAGGCAGCAACGTGCGTTTCGCACTGCTTGACGATCAGCCCCTTGAGTTCTTTGAGTGCTGGGGCGAAGACAGCAACGGCAACACCCAGCCTTTCCGCTTTGCAGAAGATCCTTCACCTGAGGAGATCGCTGAAGAGATGGGCGAAGAGTGGAGCCGCCGTTTGAACCGCGATGGCAACGGCCCTGAAAAGGTCAAGTTCTCCATTGCTGTGCCGGTATACAACTACGAGACCGAAAAGGTTGAGGTCATGCCTCTGACCCAGAAAACCCTGATCAACGAATTGGATTCCATCAGCCAGATGGAAGATTACGCCGAGTTACTGGACTGGGATTTTGTGATGGGCAAGGAGGGCACGGGCCTGGAAACCAAGTACAGCCTGCGGCCCGCACCTCGCAAAAAAGCTTCTCAGTCACAGATCGAGGAAGCCTGGACCGAAGCTCGCGCCTCTGGTTTTGACATCAGCCGAATGCTGACCGGCGGCAGTCCTTTCAAAAAGGGTTGAACCATGTCAATTCAGATTGGTTCAATCCCTGAGGTTGGCGGGTACCGTCCGGGCGACTTGGCTTTGGACTGCCCTCGTTGCGGTCCCAACAACACCCCTTACTTACATCTGGAACGGGCTAGTGCGGTGGATAGGGAAACTATCAACCTTAAGTACCGATGCGAGTTGTGCGGTGAGGTCTCTCGCCTGTACCTGGAGCAACACAAGGGACAAACACTTGTCCATTGGGCGCTTAACTAACTGTATAAACGCGGCAGGACTAGGGAGGTGACCCCCGAAATCCTGCCTGCCCGTAATCAATACCGGGACTGCTCGGGCCAAGCGGTTTCCAAAAGCTGTTGTTGATTACAGAAGCAGGGTTCCAGTCTTGGAATAGCAGAGGTTCCGGGGGTGGTTTGACCCTTCATAGGCTGCTATTAAGGCAGGATCGTCCGTAAGCCCGCGCCACATTTACGCAAATTTCAATGCCCGCCGATACTCAAAACGCTCTTGCGGGTTTACGCCGCTGGACCCTGGAACGTGACGACTCCGGCCCGCACCGCGTGTACCGAGATGAAGAGGGCAACACCTACGCCTCTGTCACCCACATACTCAAAGAGACTTCACCCCAATGGCAGAAAGATGCACTTGATCGTTGGACTAAAAAGCCCGGTGCTGCCGTGGAGCGTGATGTTGCTTGCCAGCGCGGGACTTTGGCGCACGATCACGCAGAGTACGTCCTCAAAACAGCAGCAAAGCTGGCTCGACAAACTGCCAACAAACGGAACAGCTGGCGGAGCGGAGATGATGGCCTGGAACGTGCCCCCAAGCAGATCACCAGCTGGGCCATCGGTAAGGCAATCCAAGGTGCACCGCGTGTCCCCTGGAGCGCCAGTGGCTACGCCCGAGGCTTACGGTCTTGGATCGGGGCCAATGTGACCGCAATCCACGCGATTGAGTTTTCAGTGTTTGACCCGCGAGGCTGGGCTGGAACGGCAGACGCTCTGATCGACTTAGACGGCACCCTTTGCATCGCTGACTGGAAAACCAGCGTCAACGCTCGCAGTGAAGAGATGCTGGCAAATTACATCTGTCAGGCTGGCGCGTACTCCCTAGGGCTTCAGCACCTGACGGGCATCAAACCCAAAACGGGAGCGGTTGTGGTGGCTCGCCGCAGTGGTGCACCTCAGGTCCGCTTGCTCAATGAGTTAGAATTACGCGGGGCGGAATGTCAGTGGCTAGAAAGGATGAGCCTATACAAGGCCCAAGAACTGTTGGAGAGCTAGAGGAAGCGATCCAGGAAACCCTGGAGCGTCTCTACACAGGCCAGGAGAACGTGGCGAAGCAGGCCATGAGGCTTTGTCTGCCTATGGAACGTCTGAAGGAGCTGTTCAACCAGTACGTAGCAGACCGACCTATCGACGTCACTGATTGTTTGTGCTACAATTCAAAAGTCCAATAAGCACCCCCACCGATCATGCTGGAAAGTTTTGCAAACCAGCTGGCTGACCTAGTCAAACAGCTGGAGGAGTCAGACAAACGACTCAAAGAGCTGACAGACCAACACGTAGCTGAGCAGCGACGGCTCTTGGACGAGCTGGAACGAATCGCCAAAGATTGAACCTCGGGGCCTGATGGCCCCTTTTTTGTGCCCGCGTTGCACTCCCCCTAGTTTGTGCTACAATTTGATCATTGAAACGGACACCCCCATGAACCTTCAAACCTTCTTCACCGAGAAAGACTTCGACATCCGCACCTACGAGGTGGTCAGCCCCACTACAGGCGACAGCCACATCATCACCACCGATGTTGTGATTGATCGCATCCTCAGCACCCAAGGCCAAGAGCGTCAGGGCGTGGTCCGCATCCTGCAACAGCTGGACTTCGCCAACGGCGACTTCCACCATTTCTTCAAGCACCTGGCCACCGGCCTCGCTGCCCAGTTCTGAGATGGACTTCCACAACTACAGCCTGCTGGAACATGAGAGGCGAGAGTACCTGGAGGACCTCGCCGCAGCCCAAGAGCGAGAGGAGGCAGAACTGATCCGGTTCCGCCTACTCACCGACGACGGCGACACTGATTGCCTGGACCGTGAGGATCTGGAGCAGGCGATTACAGAGGCTCGGCGGTACGGACTGGATTACACCATCGAGATCGTCTAGTTGCACCCCTACCTTTTTGTGCTACATTATCAGTGTTCAGCACCCCCCAAACCAATGCACAAGCTTTACCGCCCTCAGCAGCTCCCTTGCTGGATGGCCCCGTTCTTCACCTGCAGCCTTCTGGTCTTACTCGGTGGCGCGTTCTTTTATTCATTGACGCAGACGTTGGACCAGATGACCCAGAGGGACTGTCGCCTAGGTGTCCAAGCCGCTTGCGAGCAGCTGCGGAAGTAACCGATGGCCCGCAAGAAGAAACAAACCTGGAAACCCGCAAAGTCCTTCACGGTCACGAAGCTTCCGCCGAGTGGCCCCAAGGCCGGGCAATCCGTGGACCGGTGGGTTTACGGAAAGACCAAGCGCCACGAGGAGACAATGGACAATCCGCGCAACAAGTTCTCAGATCTTCCATGATTCTTTTTGCGCGTGTAAGCTTGGCCCATGGCAAATAAGGCGACAAACGTAGAAATAGACGGGCGCATAAATACCGTTTACAAGCTCTTATTGGAGGGCAACAGCAGAACCCAGATTCTTCAATACGGTTCGGAGACCTGGGAGATCAGCGAACGGCAGGTTGAGGAATACATCAAAAGAGCCCGCGATCATCAGCGCCTTGATGCTGAGCTGGAGCGTCCAGAGTGGCTGCACGAATCGCTCTGTGCTCTCAAGGACATTCAGCGCAAAGCTACGAACGGCAGGCAATACAGCACCGCATTGAAAGCCATCGAGATGCAGGCGAGGCTCTTGCGGTTTGAGATGTCATGAGTCTGGTTGACGACATCTGCGAACCTGGAAAGCTCACCCAGTTCGCAACGCCGCCATCAGCACAAGACGCTGACAACATCATCCGACGCATCAAGGCTGATCTTCACCCTGGGCAGTTGGCGTTTGTCGAAGACAGCGACACGCAGATCCTGGGGCTGACTGCTGGATATGGCGCAGGCAAGACTCACAGCCTGAATGCAAAGTCCGTGGTCCTTGCCGTACAGAACCAAGGCCACACTGGCATCGTGATGGAGCCGACCTACCCGATGATCAGGGATATATGGAAGGCTAGTTTCGACCGTTTCTTGGAGCAGTACGGGATCCCTTACACCTACAGGACAAGCCCGCTGCCCGAGTATGTGCTGCACCTGGAAAAGCCCACGACCATCCTTTGCCGCTCAATTAAGAACGGCACCTTCTCAGCCGTTGGTGTGAACGCAGCTTGGGCACTGTTTGACGAGATCGACATTCTCCGGCTCGTCGATGCACAGAACGCATTTGAGAAAATCCTGGGCCGTCTTCGCGTCGGTAACAAGCGGCAGTTTGCTGTGGCCAGTACGCCTGAGGGTTACCGCTGGTTGTTTCAGCAGTTTGGAAAGCCCGAGATGCAGGAGCGGTCAGACCGCCGGCTCATTAAAATGAGGACGGCAGACAACCCACATCTGCCCCCAGACTTCATCGAACGGCTGCAGGAAAACTACGATTCCGCCAGCCTCGCCGCTTATCTGAACGGCGACTTCACGCTCCTAAACAGTACGCAGGTTTACGACAGATTCGACCGAGCGAAGCACGTCATTCAGGCGGCCCCGGTCAACCTCGACAACGAACCGCGTCATTGGGGCATCGATTTCAACATTGGTAACTGCAACGCCGTCTGCGGTGTGCGTCTGGGCCAGCAATTCCTAATCACCGATGAGGTGAAGGCTCATGACACAGATGCCCTGGCTGCAGAGATCAAGCGAAGATCTGCCCACGTTTCTGCCCCTGTTTATGTCTACCCAGACGCATCAGGCCAGAATCGAAGCACGAATGCCTCGAAGACTGATTGCGAATTGCTCTCCATGGCCGGGCTCTCAGTTGTTGCCGGGCGTTCCAACCCTCTCATCCGTGATCGGGTGGCTGCTGTTCAAGCTTTGCTGGAGAACGGCAAAAACGAGATCCGGTTGCAGATCCTTGCCAAGTGCGAACGAATGATTGAGTGCTTGGAACTTCAGAGTTATTCAGAACGCAATCCAGAAGAGCCTGACAAAGAGGCTGGCTACGACCACTTAAATGATGCGCTTGGTTACGCGGTTTGGGCTTTGTATAACCCATTGAATGCACGCGCTGGTCGAGGAACAGGCATCCGCCTATATTGATGTGGTCGTGGGGGGTGCCCATTAGACCTTGAGAGGGGGCAGTTGCTGGCCCCTTTTCTTGTGTCTATAGATCTGTCGATTAACATCAGATCATCGGGCGGGCTTAGGTCGTGTATTCAGGTTTCTCAGGTAGGCAGCGTGTAGGCAACGTCACCACTGTTGAAAGCCCAAACACGGCTTACATCAACATGGAGCCGCATTGGCTTCTGATTGAAGCTCTGTTGCAGGGCACTTACGGCATCAGGAAAGGGCACAGAAAATATCTGCCGCAAGAACCAAGAGAACTAGACGAGGCTTATGACAACAGGCTCATGCGTTCAACGCTCGCGCCGTATTACGTAAGGCTGGAACGCATGTTGGCGGGCATGTTGACCCGCAAGCCTGTGCGTTTAGAAGATGTCAGTGACGTTGTAACTGAGCAGTTGTTTGACGTTGATTTACAGGGGAACGATCTAAATGTCTGGACTTACGAAACCGCCCGCAAGTGCATCAGATATGGTCACGTCGGCGTCTTAGTTGATGCACCAAAAGCTGGTGAAAATGGCCGACCATATTGGACGCAATACACACCGCGAGACATTCTTGGCTGGCGCAGTGAAATTGCCAACGGCAAGCAGCAGCTGACGATGGTCAGGTTGATGGAAAAAATCACCGTCCCTGACGGCCTCTACGGCGAAAAGCAAGTGGAGCAAGTGCGGGTGCTTACGCCCGGCGCGTTTGAGATTCATCAGAAGGATGACAAGGGGGAGTTTCGTCTGGTGGATGAAGGCAGAACCAGCTTGAGCGAGATCCCGTTTGCGGTGGCCTATTCAAACCGCGTCGGTGTCCTTGAGTCGCGACCACCACTAGCGGACATTGCAGAGTTAAACCTGAAGGCGTATCAGGTGCAGTCTGATCTGGACAATCAGCTGCATATCTCGGCAGTTCCGATGCTGGCGATTTTTGGTTTCCCGCAATCGGCGGAGGAGATAAGCGCAGGCCCTGGGGAAGCCTTAGCCCTCCCGGAATCGGCATCGGCTTCCTACATCGAGCCATCAGGCAACAGCTACAGCGCACAGTTCCAGCGACTTGATCAGATCGCACAGCAGATCAACGAACTAGGTCTTGCTGCAGTGCTCGGGCAAAAGCTCAGCGCAGAAACAGCAGAAGCCAAGCGCATCGATCGCAGCCAAGGCGACAGCACCATGATGGTGATTGCGCAGCAGATGCAAGATCTGATCGACAACTGCCTGACGTTCCACGCGCAGTACATGCAGCAGTCACAGGTCGGCAGCAGCTTCATCAATCGCGACTTCCTGGCAACGCGCCTAGAACCGCAGGAGATCCAGGCATTGCTGCAGCTCTACACCGCCGGCACGATCACTCAGGAAACACTGCTCAACCAGCTGTCAGCCGGTGAAGTGCTTGGTGATGAGTTCGACGTTGAGGAGGAAGTCGAGGCCACGCAAACCGGCGGGTTAATTGAAACGGACAAGCCAGAACCCGAGGTTGAGGCTGAGGCCACAATGCCGGAAGCAGACCCTGAGGTTACAGATGAGCTGGATTGACCACCTGAGAAAATCCGAGAAGCAAGAGCCTGACAAACAGTATCTGTACTACGTCAGGCAGCAGCTCAAGCAGCAGGTCTACGCCGTGGTGCGTGTTACTTGGTACGACGAGGACGGGATCTACAGCGTCACCGAAACCCGCGTTAACAAGAGAGACGCGCAAGTAATTCAAGAGTTCAGCGACATCGTCGGCAACGCTTTGACCATCGGGGCGGATGTTTCCGTTATTTGCGTTGATAAATCCGAGCGGTTGGATCTGCATGATTTATGAGCACACCTTCGGAGCTGTATCGCAATGCAATCGACCTCAATCGATTTAGCAACAGCGTTGCCAAGCGGATTGCTATTACATACAACGATCTTATTTTGGATGCTGTTAATAAGCTTCGTGGGCTTGATGAGCTTGAGGCGCCTGCGAAAGCTGCACGGCTTAGGGCGATTCTTGCGCAACTAAAAGAGTCGCTTGATGGTTGGGCGGGCACTAGCACGCTTGCGGTTGTCGAGGATCTGCAGGGGTTAGCACAACTGCAAAGCGAGTTTGTAGCAAACGAGTTGAGACGTGCGCTGCCTATTGAGTTGCGGGAACAGATTCGCAGCGTTCAGATCAGCCCGCAATTTGCGCAGTCAGTAGCAACTGTGGATCCCACAGCAATCAACGTCGTGTCGCTTAGTGATGACCTGCAGGCGGCTGTTGCTGGTTCGCCGCAGACGTTTCGTCTTACGGCTGCTCAGGGCACGACGATTACTTTGCCCAACGGGAAAGTGCTTCAGAAGTCGTTCCGTGGACTTGCTGAATCGCAGGCCGATCTTTTTGCAAAGACAGTGCGCAACGGGCTGTTAACTGGCGAGTCAACTGACCAGATTGCACGGCAGCTAAAGGGTCGGCTTCGCTTTGGGCAGCCCGGCAGTTTGCGTCAGATCGCACAGGCCGGAGGGCAGGTGACAGCTCTCGCCAACAATCAAGTCAACGCGATGGTGCGCACAAGCATCAATCAAGTGGCGAATGAAGCAAGCCAGCAGGTCTACAAGGCAAATCAAGATGCGACCAATCGTTATCGATATGTCGCGACTTTGGACAGCAGGACCAGCGCCATCTGTCGTGCGCTTGACGGGCAAGAGTTTGACTACGGCAAAGGGCCAACACCCCCGCAGCACTTCAACTGCAGGTCCACCACTGTGCCGGTCATTGATTACAAAGGGTTGGGAATAGAGCCCCCGCCACCTAGTCAGTTGCGCCGTCCAAACTCTGCGTTCAAAGGTGCTCGGGCTGTGCGTGGTGAAGGCGTGCCTGACAATGAGACTTATGGGCAGTGGCTGAACAAGCAATCCAAGGCAACAAAGCAGGATGTTTTAGGCAAAAGCAAGGTGCCTTACTTCAACCGCTTGGTGGATAAGTTCGGCCCAACAGATGCCATCCGTAAGTTTGTTGCTGCGGACGGATCAGAGCTAACCTTGGAACAACTCAAACGTCGTTATCCCAATGAGTAAGCTGCCCAGCAAGTATCAGTTCACCGTTCAAGAATCGAACGAGGCACCGTCTTGCCCACCTAGAAAGCCCACGCCAAAGGGCAAGGCTGCTAAAAAGGAAGGGTCTAAGGGAGACGACTGATGCCAATGGGATCGGGAACATACGGCTCAAAGATGGGTCGGCCCCCTAAGAAAAAGAAGAAAAAGAAGGGCGGCAAGAAAAAGTAATGGCACGGAAGCGGCGGCGAGTCCCAAAGGACAAGGCCACGGGCCTGCCTAAGAAGTACCTGTCAGGTGCTAAGAATCGCGCCGCCAAAGCCCGTGAGATCAAGCGGACTGCTGACGCTTACAAGCGCGGCGAGTTCATCGACATCAAAGCCGTTTCAGCATCGAGGACCAAGCAGGGTGGCACCAAAAAGAAAACCACTAAGCGCCGCAACAAAAAAGGCTCTAAAAGATAAGGCCGACAAAAGCCGGTTTTTTCTAGGTGAGCTGACTGCGGTCTATCGCAAGGGCCAAGGTGCTTACCTGTCCAGCGGATCTCGCAATGTCCCGATGGCAGCCTGGGCCATGGGTCGGGTCAACAGCTACATGCGTGGCGATAAAGCAAGGACGGCAGATGCTGCGATCTACGCTCGCTACAACAAAAAGCGATGAAGCTCACGACCCGTCAAAAGAATGCTCTTGCGAGGCATCAAAAAGATCACGGCCACACAAAGGCGCACATGGATTTTATGAAGCGCAAGATGCGTGAGGGCATGAGCTTTTCTCAGGCGCATCGCTTGGCAATGACCAAGAAAGGCAAATGAGCATTCAAAGGGGCGGCCATACGTTCGCGGGCTTTGACAAACCGATCCGCACACCCAACCATCCCAGCGGCAAAAGTCATGCGGTGGTTATCAATGACGGCGGCAGCCCTCGGCTGATTAGGTTCGGCCAGCAAGGCGCAAAAACTAAGCCGCCGCGTAAAGGTGAAAGCGCAGCAGACAAAGCAAAGCGCAAATCATTCAAAGCTAGACACGCAAAGAACATCGCTAAAGGCAAAACATCTGCCGCTTATTGGTCTTCGAGGGTAAAGTGGTCGTGAAATGTAGCCTGTGGCTAATTCATGTCCGAAGATCAAACTGCTCCTGTGGAGCAATCTGTTGATTCCAGCAAACTTGAAGCAGAACTCGATGCAATGAGGCGTAAAAACGCCGAGTTGTTGGATGAGTACAAGAAAGCAAAAGCACTAGCTAAAGCTGTTCCTGATGGGGTTGATGTTCAGGAGTTACTGGACTTCAAAGCTAAGGCAGAGCAGGCAGACCTGGAAAAACAAGGCAAGTACACCGAAGCCCGACAGGCTTTGGAGCAGCAATTCCGTGAGGCGGCGGAGGAAAAAGACAAGCGCATCGCTGAACTGGAAGCGCAAGTGCGAGAGCTGGAATTGATCACGCCTGCCAACACTGCACTAGCTGACGTGGTGCATGATCCCAGCATTGTGTTCAAGGCACAGCTGCTAAACCCCAATCAGATTGAGCGGGAAGCTGACGGAACGGTTGTTGTCGTCAACGGCTACGAACGCAAACCGATTAGTGAGTGGGCCAAAACTCTGCCGAGTTACATGCAGAAAGCACCAAAGCCACAAGGCAGCGGAGCACCGGCAGGACGCAGTGCAGGCGGCGACGTACCACCTGGAACAAAGAATCCCTTTGCCAAGGACACTTACAACCTCACAGAGCAATCACGACTGTTTAGAACGGATCGGGATATGTATGAAAGGTTGAAAGCTGCAGCGAACCGTTAATATGTAAATCAAGCAAGGCTGTGCTGAGCTGTTAGGGCTGTGCCCACACCGTAAACATCATTTCAAGGAGGTTTTGTCGTGGCGACTCTTCGCTCTGACATCATCATTCCTGAGGTATTTACGCCATACGTCATTGAGCAAACAACTCAGCGTGATGCCTTTTTGGCTAGCGGTGTGGTTCAGCCAATGGCCGAGCTAAATGCTTCAGAAGCCGGGGGAGACTACGTCCAGGTTCCTTTTTACAAAGCGAACCTGTCAGGCGATTTTGAGCGTCTGACGGATAGCTCTTCACTGACCCCCGGCAAGATCGAAGCTGACAAGCAAGTCGGCGTCGTTCTGCACCGTGGTCGTGCATTTGAGTCACGCGACCTGGCTGCACTGGCTGCCGGTTCCGACCCAATGGCCGCTATCGGTAACAAGATTGCCGACTACATCGCAAACCAGCGTCAGAAGGATCTTCTGTCCTGCTTGGCCGGTATTTTCGGCGCTGTGGGCGACACCAGCTCTGCCTCATTCGCAGCTTTGGCTGTTGATGGCGAGAGCGGCGACACCCCAACTCAACTGACTGCCCGTCAAGTTGTTGAAGGTCAGTCTCTTCTGGGCGACCAAGGAGAAAAGCTGGCAGCAATTGTTGTGCACCCGAAGGTCTATTTTGACCTTAAAGAGCGCCGTGCACTTGATTTTGTGTACGACAACAACGGACAGCCTGACTCTGGCGCAACCCAGGGTTCACTGGCTAACGCCTTCGGCAACGTCGCAATCCCTACTTTCATGGGAATGCGCGTGATCCAGTCAGCTGACGTTCAGACCGCTGGTTCCGGTGCTTCCACCGAGTACGCCAGCTACATGTTCACCCAAGGTGCCGTTGGCTCCGGTGAGCAGCTCGGACTTCAGTCAGAAGTTGACCGCGACATCCTTGCCAAGAGCGATGCGATGTCCATCGATCTGCACTACGTGTACCACCCGATCGGTTCTTCGTTCTCCACTTCCGTTTCCAACCCCACAAGGGCTCAGCTGGAAACTGTGGGTAACTGGACCAAGGTGTACGAGACCAACAACATTGGCATCGTGCGGATTACCACCACCAGCGCACTGGATTGAGGAGG